GCGGCGCAACGCGAAACCGTCAAACTCTGGGACTAAGCGATGGAAAAATTCACATCAACCTTCGCCTACATAGTGGCAGCCGGTCTGGCCTGGCTCGGACGACACTCTGCACAGGACATCGCCATTCTGGTCGGCGCAGCGGTCGGTGTCGGCACCTTCGCGGTGAATTGGTACTACCGGCGCAAAAGCTATCAGCTGTTGGAGTCATTAAAAAAAAACGGCCTGAAACCCGGAGTCTACGATGAACTCACTCGCTAAACGCTGCAGCGTGGCCGTTATTTTGGCGATCGCCGCCTTACTGCCGCAATTCGATACCCTGCAAACCTCCGAACAAGGATTGCGCCTGATCGCCGATTTTGAAGGCTGTCAGCTCGCCCCTTATCAGTGCAGCGCAGGCGTCTGGACCAGCGGCATCGGCCATACCGCCGGCGTGAAACCGGGTGCCGTCATCAGCGAACGTCAGGCGGCCGCCAATCTGCTCGACGATGTCCGCAACGTCGAACGCGGCATAGCTCGCTGCATCAATGTAGAGATGCCGCAGCAGGTTTATGACGCAGTCAGCGCCTTCGCCTTTAACGTCGGCGTCAATGCCGCCTGTAATTCCACCCTGGCCACCTTTATTAAACGCCGGCAATGGCAGGCAGCCTGCGATCAATTGCCGCGCTGGGTTTATGTCAACGGCGTCAAAAGCAAAGGGCTGGAACGCCGCCGCAACGCCGAACAAGCGTTATGCCTGCAGGGAAGCCGTTCATGACGGCGGCTTCTGGCGTTGCTTTCTTCTATTCATCCCCCCAAGCAGGCCCCGCCTGCCAGGAGACATATCATGTTAAAACCCGAGCAGTTGCGCACAGCGCTGGTCAACGCTCTGCCTGCTCTGCAGGCGTACCCCGACAGGCTACGCCTCAGCCTCGATAACGGCCGCGTGGTTTCTACGCTGGGCGCTTCGCTGTCGTTCGAATACCAATACCAGCTCAACCTGTCGTTGAACGAACCGACAGCCAATAACGATCTGGTGATGGTCACCGTGCTGGCCTGGCTGCGCAGCAACCAACCGGACCTCCTCGCCAATCCCGAAAAACGTAAAAACGGCTTTGCATTCCAGCACGACGTCGCCTCCGCCGGTCCGCTCGATCTACAGCTACAACTGACCGAACGCATCCTGGTTGAACAACGCGACGGCGCGCTGCACATCACACCGCTGGCGGAACCGCCTGAGCCGGAGAACGTCATGCGATTCACCCAGGTTTATCTGCACGGTGAGCTGATCAGCCACTTTCAGCAGCCATAAATTTACCAGAGGAGCGGCTTCGGTTGTGCTGGCGTCAGCTAAACGCCGCGGCGTTGTCGCCCTCTTCACCCAACGGCATTCTTGAGAGATGAACACAGACAACTTCGATATTCAGCGCCTGGTGCGCAACCTGATACGCATCGGCACCGTCAGCGAGGTCGATCTCGACCGCGGGCGCTGCCGCGTCGCCACCGGTGGCAACCTCACTGACTGGCTTAATTGGCTGTCCGGCCGCGCCGGCGGTGCCCGCACCTGGTGGGCGCCCAGCGTTGGCGAACAGGTGCTGGTGCTGTCACTGGGCGGCGAACTCGATACCGCTTTCGTGCTGCCCGGCATTTTTTCCGATGCCAACCCGGCCCCCTCGGCTTCCGCGCAAGCGGCGCACATCACCTTTCCCGACGGCGCGGTGATCGAGTACGAACCGGCTGCGGGATCACTGAAGGCTATCGGCATCAAAAGCGCCACTATTGATGCCACTGAACAGGTGAACGTCACCGCGCCGGCCATCACCTGCCGCGCAACGAGCAAAATTACGCTGGATGCTCCCGAGGTGGAATGCACCCAGTTATTAACCACCGGAACCATCGCCATCCGTCAAGGCGGCTCGATGACCGGCGATCTCAACCACTCCGGCGGCAGCATCAGCTCCAACGGCATTGTAGTCCATACCCACACCCACGGCGGTGTGCAGAACGGCGGAGGCCAAACGGACAAACCAGCATGAACAACGCGAAATATCTCGGCATGAATCGAGGCTCGGGCCGCACGGTCACCGACCTCGAACATATTCGCCAGTCGGTGAGCGACATTCTGATCACCCCGATTGGCTCACGCGCCATGCGCCGCAGCTACGGCTCTCTGCTGTCCGAACTGCTGGATCAACCGCAAAATGACGTGCTGCGGCTGCAGATTATGGCCGCCTGTTACAGCGCACTGCTGCAGTGGGAACCACGCATTCAACTGAGCGGCATCACCTTTAGCACCACCATTGACGGAAAAATGGTGGTCGACATCACCGGCAATCGCACGGATACGCCGGATACCTTTTCTCTTTCTGTTTCAGTGAGCTGATACCATGGCAACCATTGACCTGAGCTTATTACCCGCCCCGACGGTGGTGGACTCTCTCGACTACGAATCGCTGCTGGCCGAGCGCAAGGCCACGCTGATTTCCCTCTACCCGGAAGAGCAGCGTGAAGCGATTGCGCGCACGCTGACGCTGGAATCGGAGCCAATCGTCAAACTGCTGCAGGAAAACGCCTATCGCGAGCTGATCCTGCGTCAACGTGTCAACGAAGCCGCACAGTCGGTGATGCTCGGCTACGCCGGCGGCAGTGACCTCGATCAGCTTGGTGCCAACTTCCAGGTTCAACGCCTGGTGGTGCAGCAGCCTGACGATACGGTCATCCCGCCGACCCCTGCGATTATGGAGTCCGATAGCGATTTCCGCGTGCGTATCCAGCAGGCGTTTGAAGGACTGAGCGTCGCCGGCTCCAGCGGCTCCTACGAGTACCACGGCCGCTCAGCCGATGGCCGGGTGGCCGACGTATCCGCTACCAGCCCCAGTCCGGCTAACGTGCTGATCTCAGTACTGTCGCGCGAAGGGAATGGCACCGCCAGCGCCGAGCTGATAGCCATCGTCGATAAAGCCTTGAATGACGAAGATGTGCGCCCCGTGGCAGACCGCGTCAGCGTTCGCTCCGCCACCATCGTCAATTACAGTATCGAGGCCACGTTATACCTCTACCCCGGTCCGGAAGCAGAACCGATCCGGCGTGCCGCCGAAGCCAAGCTAAAAAACTACATCAGTGCCCAACACCGCCTGGGACGCGATATCCGCCTGTCGGCAATTTATGCGGCATTGCACGCCGAAGGGGTTCAGCGGGTGGAACTGAAAAGCCCTCCTGCCGATATCGTCTTGGATAAAACCCAGGCGTCATATTGCTCCGACTATCAACTGACCGTAGGGGGTTCAGATGAATAACCGTCTTTTGCCGGTTGGCTCATCAGCGCTGGAAGTCGCCGCAGCGGCCGCCTGCGCCGAGTTGGCCACAATGCCGGTACCACTGCGCGAGTTGTGGGATCCTGCCACCTGCCCGCTCAACCTGTTGCCCTATTTGGCTTGGGCGTTTTCGGTGGATCATTGGGATGAAGACTGGACGGAAGAAGCCAAGCGCAACGTCGTCTCCTCCGCTTTCTTCGTACACCGCCATAAAGGCACCATCGGCGCTATTCGCCGCGTGGTGGAGAACTTGGGATATACACTTTCCATCAAGGAATGGTGGCAATTATTAACAATACCAGGCTCATTCCAACTGGCAATTGAGACATATGATCTAGAACTGACTTCTGAAAATTTAGATGAAATTGAATTACTCATAAATGAAACAAAGCCTGTCAGTCGAAAGCTTTTAGGCCTTACATTTCAACGAACCGTTTCCGGCCCTATTTATGTAGGAGCTCGAAGTTACGATGGCGAGCAGGTAACCGTATTACCTTACAATAGCGATCCTATTTTAGTCAGTGGAAACACTTATCCAACAGGCGCAATTACTATTATTGAAAGAAAGAGAGTAACATCATGAACAAATATTCAGTGATATTAACCAATCAAGGATTAACGAGACTCGCTGCTGTCACTGCCAACAATGAGAAACTATCTCTATCAAAGATGGCATTTGGCGATAGTGCGGGTGTTTTATCAAACCCCACGCCAGAACAAACAGCATTGATTAACGAAGTATATCGCACAGATTTAAGTGACGTATCTATTAATAATGACAACACACATCAACTTATTATTAAAGCTATCATTCCCACTGATGTGGGTGGATGGTGGATACGTGAAATCGGAATTTATGATGAGAGCAACATTCTTATCGCCATTGCTAGTTGCCCCGAATCTTATAAACCAATATTGGCAGAAGGTGCAGGAACCGATCAGATTATTGAATTGACATTAACAGTCAGTAATATTGAAAAAGTAAACCTGACCATATCTCAAAAGGTATTAGCAACTAAAGATGATGTTCATAAGGAAATGTTCCTTGGAACAGCAAAAATCCTGCCAGACAATGGCATTTATCCTGGAGCAGCAAAGCTCCCTCTCGAAATATCGTCATCTTCAGGAAAAATTTCTTTAGGAATTAATGACAAAGGGGAGTTAATCTCCCCTGCAGGATTCTCTGAGCTTTTAGGTGTCAAAGTACTTCAATTCCCTGAGGATAGTGATTACCTTTTCGCAATTGATGATGAGTCTGGAAGGAACGCATTTGCTGTTGGAAAAGATGGATCCGTAGAAATACTCGGTTTAAAGCTGGAAAGAGCAAATATTGAAAACCTTATTGAGATCGTTGATGAAAATAATTCAATTTCATCAGGAATTGACAATCTAGGTAATATCATCAACCCAGAGACTGCTAAATTTAACATCAAAAAAGATGAAAACTACGATTTCCCGGAAAGACTCCACATTATTATTTATGGACAATCGCTATCAGTAGGTTCGCAAGGTACACCTATTTTATC